TTGATGTGTCATTAAAATTTACTAGGTCACTAGGAAAAGACCAATAACGATATTCAATTTCATATGCAGCATCTGGTAAAGGCGTTACGCCAAACTTACGTTCTTCTGTTTTATAAATGTATTGGGGTGTAGTATACCCACTTGTACCTGCAGTATCTTCACTAGGTCTTTGTTGACGTAAGTAATCTACATATGTAAGGACTGTAAGTTTTTTAGGTTGATTATCTTTAGAGGATAGCTGCTTTAAATAAAAAGAATCCCAATCAACTTTTGATACATCTGCTTGCCAAGCATACTTGCCTGTACCTGCAGATAATGTTTCTGTGTATGTTGTAATTAAAAAAGGCCACTCTTGAGATGTCTGTAAAATTTCACGAGTACTAGAATTAATCGCATCTTTTGCAATTGCTTGTAAATTACGTACATCTCCAAAACCATCACCTGCTGTATCAAGTGTGGTTTCGTTTATTCTGCGAAGTAGTTCGTTTACAAGTGCAACATACGTAGCCATAATAGTACCTTTAAATAAGCCTTAAGGGGCCAGTTTCCCAGCCCCTCAAAGTATTTTAGTTATGCAAGCAGATCACGATCTACTTCTGCAGCTGCTTTGGTAGCACCCATTGGGGCATACACTACGAAGAACTTAAACGAACCTGCTGAAGGTGCGTTAGATCCCGCAAGCTTTGCAGTGATAACTGTGTCAGCAGCAGTAACATTAGTGATACCGTTTACCGAAGTAGTGGTAGCAGCCAATGTCTTAGCGCCATTGATGTCGGCAGTGCCGAGTAAATCAACGTCACCACCTGTGACACCAAAGCTTACTGCATTAGCACCACCAATGGTAGCTGCTGCAGTACACTCAGCGCCAGCAGCAAGAACCACACAATTGTCTGGAACTGTACCGATGTCGTGAGTTGAGCTAGTTGTCAAGTCACCGTGAGCAATCACGGCTGTCTCGATACGAACTGGAGATTGTAAAGCCATTTCTATGCCCCCCTTACGCTGCGTTATATTTGGCAGTTACGATTGCTTCAGGGCGAAGAATCTTACGGCCATATAGATGCATACCACGAACGATGTCAGCGAAGCTGTCAGGGTCACGATATGTTTCGGTTTTGTTGATCTGCTCGGCAGTAGCAACTGCAGAGTCATGACCAGCTACGATAACACCATAGTTAGTGTTTTGGTTTGCAGAACCTGTTGTACCTGAACCTGTACCTACAGATGGTAGGTTAGATGAAGAGTACACACGGAATCCGTGCAGGTTGTTAAGAACCAAACCATTACGAAGTGCACCAGACTCACCGTAATCTGCATTCAGAAGACGTGAATCTTCGTCGGCCATGATTTCCATGAATACTGGATCTACAACCAGCCAGCGTCCTTGCTTATCAACTTGTTGTTGGTCAAGCAAACGAGCCATACGAGCTACAACCATTGCTGGTGAAGCTGTTGCTGTTGGTAGTGCAGTAGCACCGGGCAAACGAGCAGCTACTGGGATCGAATGATCTGCAGCAGAACTAGTTGTAATGTTGCCGAAGCTATCTTTACGCAACTTCATTGATGTCAGCAATTCGTCTGAACCTGCAGTAGTCACAGCTTTAGTACCATTTACTTGGTCATTAACTGTATCTGCATCTGCATGTAGAGCAGACTGTTTAAAACCTGACAAGTAGCCAAGAACTTCTTGGTCATGCTGGTCAGCCAAACGATAAGCTGCACGATTGGTTGCAAGATCCATAAAGTTCACATGGGAGTGAGCTTCTTCGATATCATCGATTTTAAAGGCAAAGTAGTTAGCTTTGTCTACAACCAATGAAAAATCTTCATCGTCAAGATCTTGTGCTGAGATTTGTGTACCACGAGCATAGCTGCTCACGGAAATTTCAGGTTCTTTAATGATTTTAACTGTATCACCTTGGGCAGAAATCTCCCCAAAATAATCAGAGTTGGTGATGTCACCACATACTGTGCTCTTGCGGAAAGCAAGCTGCACTTTTTTGGAGTAGATTACGGAACTAAAGTTACCATTAGGTAAGTTACCGTGTCCTCCTGCTGATGTAAAAGCCATAATAAATCCTCCTGATAGTTGGCTTATCTAAAAGCTAATACCAATAAGAGGCTGTTACATTTTCTAGGGTGCGTGAAGCTAACAGTCGGCCAACCGTTAGATATACGGGCCTATACTTGAACAGGTAGTTCTCATACGTTTAGACTTTATTGGAAATTGGGCTAGAACAAAAGGTAGTCATATAGAGGCTTTTGTTCTATGTCCCTAGTTATACTGTTGCTTTTTTATTTGTCAACAGTTTATCTGGCATTACCAGACACGTCATAGACAAATTTACCATTGCGCATTGCTTTGTTAATTTCATCTGCACGTTCTTCAAATTCTTTGTCAGACATACTAGCTACCTCTGACTCACGAATCATCCCATTAGCATCAGCTACATCTACTTCAGTCCTACTACGCTTAGTAACTGTAGAAGCTGCTGCTTTTTTATTTGCTTTTTTAGCTTCTTTAGTAAGACCCTTATCTGATTTATATAAATCAATAACACGTACTACTGAAGCTGGATCATCTGCATTTTCATACAATGCATCCTTAACCCACTTAGGCTGCTCATCAGCCCAGTCATGGAACTCATCTGATTGACGTAGGTCATCAAAGTCTGAATGTGACTTACGAATTTCATTTTCTGATTTAACTCGATCAGCTTCTGCTTGGGCTTCGTCAAGTTGTTTTAGTCGAGTGTCTGCTTTTTCAAACATTTCCTGTGCTTTTTTAGCTGCAATAGTTTCTACTATACCAGCTACATCAGGATACTGTTTAGCCCACTCTTCAATATCTTCGTCGGACTTAGGTGGAATAATGCCAGCTTTAGTAGAAGCTTTCTGTAAGCTTTCCAGCTTTTCATCCCACTCCTTTTCCTTTTGCTGCATATGACGTCTTAAGTCACCGTAGCGTTTTTTAAAAGACTTTTCTTCTGCAGATAACGTTTCTTCTTTAACTTCTGTATTGGCCTCTGCTTCTTGGGTAGTTTCTTGAGGTTCTTCTGCTTCATCTACTGGGGTTTCTCCCCTTGCTTCAGCTTCAAGTCTTTCAATCTCCTTAGCTTCTTCTTCCATTCGTTGTTTACGCTTTGCGCTATTATATCCACGATCAACGAATCCTGCAGTCTTTGGGGTTTCCACTTCTGCTAGTTCAGGCATATTATTCTCCTTATGTTGGGGTCAGCCGTAGCCGAGTAGCCTTATTTTTTATTACGTTTCTTTTTGAGCATTAAGCCACCTTCGGCTCTGTTTCCTCCTGCATAGACAGCACTACCAGTTGCACTACCTTGAAAACCTCCAGATTGACCTTCAGCTCTAGCCATTCTATCTTGTCTATCTCTCATTGCATCAGCTGCGCTTTGACGATCATCATTGTCACTACCACTGCTTGGTCTAGCAGCTATTTCCGCTTGTTTTTCTTTAGATCTTTTATTTATTTGATCTAGCATAGCTTTACGTTTTTCTGAGTTTTGCAGTGCCTTACTAACAAAACCAGTTTCACGAGACTTAGCCTCAGTAACAAAACCAGCTGCACGAGAATTAGTTGCTTCTAAAAACTCTTTGTTTTTACCTGAAGCTATTTCATCTGTATTTGTAAAACCTAATTCCTTAAGATAATCTTTATACTGATTTATGCCAGTACCTACACCTATACCTTGACCATCTTTGTCTACAATAAAGTTACCCTTAGTATCTTCACTAATTTCATCTTCAAGGCTTTTTATTTTTTCGGCACTTAAAGTTCCTCTGGCTTTAGCAACCATAAGTGCAGTTCTAGCATTAGCAATACCTTTTGTATCATGATAAAGGTTTACTCCTCCTAGTACTAAACCTAAGCCACCCGGTAATAACATTGTACCAGCTTTAGCTAAACCGCTATCAAGCATTTGACCTCTAGCTAGTTGTTCTTTAATGTAAGCTTCAGGGTCGTTTAACATTTTTTGTTCATCTTCCCCATACCAAGCCCCACCTAAGCCTTGACCTTCACCTGCTGCAGGAGCAGGTACTATAGGTCCATCATTGTCATTATTATTTTTAGCTTGTGGTGCAACTATACACACTCCGGCTGGACCTAAGACCATACCTTTTGCCGCACAAGAAGCTTCAGTTTCTACAACAGGCTCTGTACCTACTGCTGCAGGTGGAGTGTATTTAGGAGTTCCAGAAAAACCTAAAAAATAATCATCGGGGTTAAAAGATGGTGCTTGACCTGAAACGTATTTACCTTCAGCAGCTTTTATAGGTTCTGCACTTTGAGTCGTTAAGGTTCCACCAAGTTCCTGTTGCAGCAGTTTTGCAAACTCTTCATCAGATAACTCACCAGTCTCCATAGGTACTGGCTCACCACCTATTCTACCATTATCTTCCATAGACTGCAAGCCTCTTTTTGCTTTTGAACGAAGATCTTCAAAGAATTTTATACCAAAAAATCTGACGACATCAGCAGGTACAACATACTCACCTTCAGATAGTTGAGCAGGAATATCATCTCGTACTTCTGAGGCCATAGAACCATTAGGTATTTCATTACCTGATACTGGATCTCGTTTCATACCATCGTCTTTTAATCCACCTTCATTCATAAAGGCCATTTTCATTTGGTTATCCATATCTTTTACTACGCCCCCTTTGGCAAATCTAAACTGTGGATTATCTGGTAGATTAAAATCTGTAATATCTATTTCTATTCCTACGGAGTTTTTATCTTCGAAATAAGATATGTTTTCTGGATTTTTATTTTTAAATTTTATTTTACCATTTGTTTCATTATTAAGTGTTCTTAAAACTTTTCTGACTCCATCACTATAGGTATTCTTAGCCGCCTCTAAACTTAAAGCATGAGCATTAGATATAACTTTAGGAGTAGGAATATATATTTTATTTACCCCTTCACTTTTAGATTCTTTAATTACAGCAAGCAAAGACATTCTAATTGTATCAGATAGTTTAGCTGGAACTAAATCTTTTTCTAAACCAGCAGTAATATTTATACCTTTAAAAGTTTCTATTAAATTTTTTTTAAGTTCGTTATTATTTTCTTTATTGTATTTTCTTGCTGCAGATTTTCCAAAAACATAATCACTTAAAACATTTGCAAAAATATTATCAACTTCATCTAATTCTTCTATGCTTCTTCTTTTAATAGAATTTTCTTTTAAACCATACTCTCGACTTAATATAACTGCAATTGCATCTTTATTACGATTACCATCTACAAAACCACTCTTTAACTTTGTCATATCATCTATGATCTTAGTTAAACCTAAATTTATTGCTTGTGCTCCAGTGTCTCCATCTGTTATAGATCTAAAATTATAGTTATACCTATCTATATCTTTTACAAACTTATCAGTAAAATCAAGCCCCTGTACAAAACTAGAATAAATAGTTGAGCCAATTTCTGTTTGATAGTAAAGACCTATATCACCTAAAGTTGGCTTAGATGTTTTTTCTTCTTTAATTTTTTTAGTGATTGCTTTATCTGCTACTGTGTGTTGTTGTACAGCATCACTTTGCAACTCTTCAACAAGAAAAAACTTTTCTTTTATTGGAAAGTCTGGTTCATTGTTTTCTACAAAGCTACCTCTTACATGAGCTAAAACATTACCGTCAGGTTCAAACATAATGTCATAATGACCTGCACTATATTCAGTTCCTTTAGTATTTTTATTTACAATAATTATTTCTTTGTAGCCATCTAAAGGCTGCATAACATTATTATTAACGTTTAAATTTACTCTTTGCTCATTACGATATCGTACTTGACTTCCATCAAGAACTTGTATATCTACTTTAGGTACATTTCTATCTGCAATATTTTCTAACTCTAGTCTGGAATATTTTTTGTTATCGTCTAAATTTTCTAAAAGACCTGACCAATACAATTCTGTTTTATTTATTTTTGGTGCTCTTTTTTCTAAAAACTTTTTAATTTGAAAACCAGACATACCATCTTTACCAATGGCAAGATTATCTAAAGAACCTAAAACAGAACTACGAAAATCAAATAAACTTCCTGAAGTATTATAGTTATTATAATCTATTTCTTGAACTAAAGGGTTTGTTTGTTTTTTAGATTTAATAGGTTCTACTTCTGAATCCATGTAATCAGTAATATCATCAAGACTTACATCATCTTGACCAACTACTTCTGCACCAACACCTACAGTACCAGAACGTTCTGTTGGTGTACCTTTTAAAAACTCTGTGTCTCCACTAAGTAAAGCTTTAGTCTGACCCACTACATCAGCTTTAACTCCACTAGGTATAGCAGCACTACCGGCCTTAGCCGCACTAACTGTTACTTTAGCTGCAGGAATTAATTCCATAGCAGTAAGTGCATCACCAATAACTGCTTCTCTAGCTGCATTTACTTGTTCGTCTGTAGCTTGTGTGTAGTCTACACCGTACATACTTTTAAGTCTAGTATCTAAATCTTCAGTTCCAAGCCTTTGTACACTATCTTTAATATTAGTTACAACTTCTTTTGTAGTTTCTACAGGATTAGTTATAAACTCTTTAGCTCCCTCATATACACCTACAGCAGCATTTTTAAGAAAGCCTAGCTCATCCTCATCAACAGCTTTACCTAGCTTTTCACCAAAAGATTCATAATCATTATCTAGACCAAGTATGTTATCTACAATTAATTCACCGTAGCTCATACCTTTTTTAGGTAGCATAGAATCCATTTGATTTTTAAGAGCCATTATTAACTTTATCCCTAAGTTTAGTTAAAGATCTTAGTGCACGAATCTCACCTTGAAACCTATAGATTTCTACAGGGTCATCATACTGTTCCATTTGTTTATGTGCAAATGCAATACGAAAGTCAATTTCTTCCAGCATTGCATCCCATTGAGGTTTATTATTTACAACTAGCTTTAACTGGCTCACTGTACAGGTGCTCCCCCAGTATTACCTGAGAAGCCCTGTTCTCCCGGCTGAGGCGCTGTACCAGTACCTACAGTACCACCCCCACTACCTTGAGTATCCCGAACCTGAACACCTGCAGGTGCTCTCTGTGGCCCACCTTGTGGTGGTGCTCCCGGTTCTGGTGCTGGTGGTGGGTTAGCTGCTTGGAACTCTTTTAGTATCTCAGCTTGCACTGCTGCTTGCTGCATGTTATTACCTACCTTGTCAGGATCAAGATCCATAGACTTAGCAATCTCACGTACAATATAATCCATACGTGCAAACGGTGCCAGTGCAGGATTCTGTACAACTTGCAAGAACTGCATCAAGCGTTGGCTACGTACTTCGTTTGCCATTAGGCTTTCAGTACCACGGGCTTTTACTTCAAGATCACCTTTAATATCTGAGTCAAAGTTAAACTGCATATTAAAGTTAAAGAATGCTTTACCTAGTGGTGCTAGTAAATAGTCATCAATGTTTTTAACTACGTTACGGATAGAGCCGTTGGCAGCAGACATAAGCATAGAGATACCAGAAGCAGTACGACCAACGCCTGTAACCCCTGTTTGACCATGTGCGAAAGATGGGAATCCAGTTGACTCATCAGATAATACCCTTGCTTTATCAAACATCTGCATGTTTTCGTTAGATACGTTAGGAAACTTAGTACCAAAAATGGCTTGTCCGGGTGCACCGCCTTGTCTACGGAACACTTTTCCGGGGTACACAGACAAGTCCTGCCCCGGTACTAAATTAGTTTCATCAATTTCAATTAGTAAGTTACCTGATAATGCAGCGTTATCTACTGCCATACGCATAAACCCATTCATTAAAGTTTGAGTATCATCCATATTTTCTGCAATACCTACACCAAAGATACTGTAGGGATTCATTTCATAAGGTGCAGCAAAGTAAGGAATGTAAGCAGGGGTAAAAGGATTCATTACTAAACGTAAAACCTGACCATTACAAACCCAAACATTTACACTTAACTGCTCTGCATCTTTTAAATCTTTTGGAATATCTACATCTTGATTTTCTAAAATTTCTGTGTCTACAAAACCCCAAAACTCAAGGACTTCAAAACGTTGTGCTTGATCTTGCTCAGAGTTATCTTCCATAGCATGTTCCCACCACTCTTTGTTGTAGGATTCACCAAGACGCAAGGAATTATCAATTGCATTTTCACGGAAATAAGGTCTGTTTTTTAAAGCACGTACTTGTGAACGTGACATTTTATGACGCTCTACAATATACTCTGCCTCTTCCATAGTAGCTGCATCTGGATCAGGGTAAAAATTCCAGATAGAAACAGAAGTAGTTTGTGGAATGGTTTTAAAACTAGGAGAGTAATTACCTTTTTCATCCCAGTTAGCATACTCTTTATCTACAGCAAATGGACCTTTCATAATACCAGTACCAAATAAAGCTGTTTCAAACGCTGCAGCACGAAGATGTTTTTTAGCGTGAGACTCTTCTAGCTGATCATGAATCTGCTTTTCCATTTTCTTTGCCGCAGCTTCAGCAGGATGAAATTGAGGAGAGGTTGGAGTTTTAGAAGGTCCAGATTTAAGTATATCTATAACAGGATCAAGATCAGTCTTCATACCAGAAAGACGTTCTCTAAACTCTGGATAAGTTTCACCGGGCAGTAAGTCAGGCATTTTTTCTTCTGCTTTACGTTGCTCTGGATTAGCCTCAAAGTTTACTGTATCTTCTACACCATCTGGTAAAATTGTAGGGTCGATAGTAATAGGAAATTTATTTCCACCAAAGAGTACTTCAGCAATCTGCCCATATGCAGCTAGTACTTTAGTTTTAGTTACCTTAACAAAAACTTGTGATTTTTCTGTAGAAGTAAATTGTACGTCAGGTCCATAAATACCCCGATAGTTACGATAAGCTTGAATCCAACGTTGTTCATCAAGCTCTCGTGCAGTTTCAGCCTTAGAAAATTTTTCTTTTACAAAACTTACAATTTGTCCTGCTGCAGGATCAGAGTAGTCTTCTTCTTTGACATCTTCAATAGAGGATGCTTCCTCCATATCCATCATCATATCTTCAAAATCTTCTTCCATCTTTTATCCTTAATATCCAAATGTTGCGTCTGAAACTTGGAATCCTGTACGGTGGTTATTTGAATCAAAGTCAAATAAATTACTACGTGGCCTAGTCATAACACCATATCTAAGCGCATCATACAAGTGATCTTCCGCATTTGTGTCTACATCTTCTGGGTTATTTTTATCAAGAGGTAGTGCAGGTAACTGAGATATGGTATTAGTACAGTTATTAAAAAATACCAATCTAGGTTCTTCAGTAAACTCATCTGTTTGCAAACGTCTATGTATTTCATTTTTACCTGCTACACGAGATCCTCTAGATCTGTCAGATGGCCTCCACCGACAGCCTTTTATAATCATCTGTTCAGCCAATGATGGCCCAGTATCACCACGATTATGCCATAAACTAGAATCCAAAACACCATATCGTATTTT